CGCCACAGAGCTTGATCGGGAAAAGATACGTTAAAGAGGCAGGCGTGGTAGTGCGGCCTGGTTGTGTTGTCACCGTATTCTCCACAGTGGAAGTACCTGATGGATTGGGGGAAGTGTTCGCGTAGTCGCTTCATGAATTTTTGATAGTGCGACTTTACGAGTGTAGGGGGCTCGGGTAGATGATAGCCGTTTTTCAATTGTTCCGTGTCGCATTCCCATTGGTCCCGGTAAGTCAGGGTGATAAAACAATTCCCGTGAGAAGGTTCGTGCAGAGTAGCCTCGTGAGTGATTCGCATTGCCCAGGATAAAGTACGATCAAGACGACAACCGAGACACTGACCGCAATTGACTTCCATGGGACGTTGCGCGTTTTGCCCGATTTGTTTTTGCCAGGCACCGGTAGTTTGATTTTCATATCCTTTGAGGGGCTTAAAACAGCCCACGAGTTTTACATCCGGATGCCACCACGCATTGGGCGAGGGGCAGTGTTTTTCCAGTGGGAGCCGAGTCCAGAGCGGAATTTTTTGCGATTAGACCGCCGTGATAGTTTGTTACGTCCGTAAGCCATTATTTACTCCAGTTTGAGGGGCGGGGCGGGGCAGCTGCTGCAAGCTGCCCCCTAGTAACCATGTGCAGCATAATTACTTGTCCCCATTGTCATATGCGAAAGAGCAAAGATCCGCGAAGTATCGAGATTGCGAAGAGATGTCCTGAGGTACGTTGACCAAGTCAACAAAAGAAGACTCTCCGTCAGTTCCACAACGGAGAGATGTGGCAGAGCATCCACTAAGCAGCGCCAGAGAGAGGGCGAGAGGTATTAATTTAGTCACAATAGTTCCTATATACGCCTAATTCGCTAACTTCACAAGTTCCGAGAGCAGAATAGGCGTTTTTTTGTTTAGGTTCCAGTTTTCTGTCACCTAGCCAGTTAGGGTCAAGTAGTACTAACTGGCTTTGGCGAACAGAGTTTCGCAGGGAAAAGAAAAGGCCCTCGCTAGAGGGCCTTAGTTTCATTTGTATGCCGCTTATTCCGTGACGGGGTCAGGGGGATCAGCGGGTGGGCTTTCGCTCGCTGTAGGCTCGCTTGCGACCGCATTCGCGGTCCGAGGGTTTAAGTCCAGCATTTGATTGCCGGGTTCCGCTAGTTGCGGGAGTTTTTCGCGGAGCTCTTCGGGCGTGTGTGTATTCACGAACTCGAAGAAGTCCGCCGGGGATTGTTGGAACTCGCGCCGCACCTCAGAGGGCAGGCGCTCGAACAGTGAGCTTGCTTCCGCGAGCATATTTTGGTGTTCCTGGAAGTCGTAGTCGGCGAAGTCGCCATAGCGACCGCCGAATTGTTCCAGGTGCGACAGTGTGCCGGCTTTGGCGGCACGGCCCAAGAGTCGATTGATATCCGTAGAGTCTTTGAAGGCCTGTTTGGTACGGCCATCTTCGTATGTGCGAGGTTTTTTCGGGATGAATGACATGTTATTTCCTATTCGGGAAGCGGTTTCGGGGACCTTCGGAGGTTTTGTATTCAAACATCAGGTCACGTAGTCTTTTCTCCAAGGCCTTAATTTTCTGTTGAGAGTAATGGTTGTCTTTGCCTTGGATTTTGGTTTCTGAGATCTCCGCTTTAACGGAGGCGATTTCAGACCAGAGATTATCTCGGTATTTTTGGTGTTCCGACATTTGGCGGCCGTTTTGAGCGTCGGGTTTATCTTCCGAGCCGCCGGTCAATTGATTCCACATATAGCCTATCGGATCATCCTGGTCGAGTACGCCATTTATAGCTTTGGCGATACGACCATAGATAGCGGCCTGCGGCCCTTTAATATCCGCCTCAGCCTTAGTTCGGCGGGTCTGTTGAGTCAGCAGTTCATTTTGCCGCACCAGATTTTTAATTTGCGCGGCCGAAGCAGCCGACCGCATAGCCGCGTCGGCTTTATTTTGTACCTGGGCGACATTACCAGAGGGAGTTCCAGCAGGAGAGCCCAGGGCAAGTATACGATTAAGTCCAGCTTTGTCCAGGTCATTTGCCGCGCGTTGATAGGCGGTGTTTGACATGCGTTCTTGCCAGGCTCGATTTTCACGCGCAAGCATGATGTTGGTTTTGTTAGCTTTGTCTTGGCCACGAGAGCCGAAGATACCGCCAACGACGGATCCAAGGAGGCCCCCTACGGGACCCCCAAGGATTGAGCCGAGTGCGCCGGCACCGCCGGCATTTCCAGATCCTTTACCCATCAGAAGTGGTCCAGGTTACCGGGTACGCCGTAGAGAGGCAGCGGACGCGCGGCTTTGATATCGAAGTAGAAGTCACCAATGAAGTGCGGCTCCGTTGAGACAGCTATAGCACGATCGAGAGGATCACCAGTATTAGACTCAATGAAGTCAGAACCCAGAGAAGGAGCAGTAGTGAACTCCTCAGAAAGATGCCAAGAAGCGAGATTACTAGCAGCGTCCACATTGAAAAGTCCAGTGCACCGGGAGTTGATATGTCGGTACTCGTTGTATCGTTCAGTGTAGCCAAAGACGCCATCGTCGGCACTAGTGCCAGTAGTATAGATTTCGCCCTGCAGGATACTTTGTTCACCGATCTGCGAGAGAACAGGATAGTAGAAGTCGTAGCGAGTGTCTTTAGACCAGTAACGGTCCATGCCCTGAGAATAAGTAATATCAGAGCGTGCATTGACGAGGCCGAGGACTACGCCATGTTCGACGAAGGATTTTGTGAAACCAGAGCGGCCGGAGCCAGTTCCGAAGCCAGCGAGCAGACCGAGATGATCTTCAGCAGCTTGTGTGGGTTGCCCAGATGTTTGAGCGACAGGCGTAATCCGTATCGGAGAGCTCGAGCCGCCGAGATATTCAGGGCGTTGAAGGCGTGCATCCGGGTAGTTTGTGATTCCCCAGTGTGCGTGGAGGGTTTCGACGTACCGAGTACCAGAGCGGGCATCGCGTTCAAGTAAGCGTTGGGTTTGAAATGCCAGGCGAAGGTCATTGACAGTAGCGGCGGTAGCAGTAGACAGATCCGCAATCATATCGTTGGTGTTATCCCATTCGACCTCGTGAGAGCCAAAGCCAGTGCCAGAAGAAGCCCAGCGGATATTGCCATCGTTTTCGACGAACAGAGAAGCAGTGCCGGCACCGTCATTAATGTTCCACGAGAGGTCATCGGTTTCCGTGGTCATTTGAACCGGAGCCGACGTACCAAGCGGCAGGCTTACAGCAGTGCCTTTTTGCGGCCAGGGGAGCGCAGATGTGAAGTAGTCGTGACGTTTGCCGCGTTTAAGAGGGTTCGACCAGGTAGTGCCCGCGCCGCTAGCTCCAGCATTGAACGAATCAGGACCATTTCCCGTCTCTACGTTGTATGAACTTTGCAGGTTTTCATCCCTCATCCAGTCGTTAAAGATTCTTGTATAAGCCCGAAACGGTAGTGCGGACACCGTTACGTCATCAGGATCAATGTGCGACCCACTTTTATTGTCGAGAGGAAGGCCAAAGTAATCCCACAACGAACCTTCACCCTGGGCGACACCGGTCATAACCGGTATTGTGAAATCAATAGAATCGCCAGGATCAACTTGTGCTCCGCAGAATTTCTCCCAATTGCTCCATAGAATACGATACGGCACGAAGAAAAAGAACGTATCGATATAGATGTTATCCATCAAGGGGTGCAGGGGTGTAGCAAGCCGCACGAAATGGGTGCAATTTACGTTCCAGGTGTCTCCTGGGATGATATCCCATGGTCCCGCAACGGGGACCAGGTAATCGGCATCGAATGTCGTTTTAACGGCGTGGGAGAGATTGAAGCTAGAGCGCGGTATTTGAGCTTGTGGTACCTGCGCATAGTTATGTTTCATTGCAGAACGGGACATTAGGCGGTGCCTCCAGGTGAGATGTTCATATTAAGTTGATCCATTGCGTCTCGGTCTACATTACGCGAGTTCGCAACCATTTCCAGAGCAGTGCCAAGACATTCCTTATCTTCCGGCGTAATTTTGGCGGTATTGTCATCGTAGACTCCGATTCTCCAGAGTGAGTAGTCTTCGGGGTGTTTGCCGATTTCGTGATCGGCGTCAGTAGCAATATCCTTGAACGAACGTAAGGCTTGTTGATCGGCCGTGGTGAAGAAGGGGCGCATGTAGCTTGCAGATGCTTGGTCAAAGATTGTGTAAATATTCAGTTTCATTTTTTCTCTCCAGTAGTTGCCAATTTCATATTGTTAATTTCTTGTTTGATAGCCAGCAGCCGGTCTTGTTTAGGCGTTTTTTTACAATGATGCCGTGTGAATCGATCAGCACCGTACACCATTTTGCATTTTCCACAGATTCGATTTTTCATAGTTCTCTCTTTTTCATGTCATGTCGCGCTTTGGCGACTGTGTATTTTTGTTTAATCCGTTCCGGCGTGTACTCATCCAGATTGTCCTGGAAGTGTTTTTCCCGGAGGGCATGTATGGCTTCCATTTGTTGCGGATAGAGGTCCTCCATGATTTTTTGGTAGTACCTAGGGATTTTGTGGTAGACACCTTTACCAGGTACCGGCACAGTGTCGTCGAAGAAGTCGGGTGTGTATTCATTAAAGAAGTCTGCTCCTATTCCGGGTTTGAGGGACATGGTGCAGTAAGGTTCCAGGAGCTGCCGAATCTCGCCCGTATAAGGGCTAATGTGTTCGTAGTGTTCAGCAGCTTTTTTGCCAGTGATTTTTTTGAGTACGTAGCCGGCGGTATAAGCAGCAGTTTCAAAATTGAGTTCAGATACCGTGCTAAATCCATAGGGCCATAGTTTTTCGAGCGTTGGGGAGTAGAAGGTGTATACACCATCATCGTCGCGCCACAGAGCTTGATCGGGAAAAGATACGTTAAAGAGGCAGGCGTGGTAGTGGGGCCGGTTTGTTTCAT